CGTAGCACTGATGACAATGTATATTACTTAGGAAGTCCCTATGGGTTCACATGGAGTGACTATGATGATAAACGAGGATTCCATGTATTGGATTTAGATACATTGGACCTACAATTAATAGAAAATCCATTTGAAATTTTTCATAAGATTTATTATGATGACCGCGAGAAAACCATTGATGCATCCAAGTATGCAAAGGCATGTGTGAAATTGATTGTTGTCCATAAAAATGATTATCAAAAATTTGACAAACTGCTTGATGCGTTGTATATTAATGAAGTGATTGAATTAACTATCCACGAAGATTTTTCAGAATTTGAGTCTGAGGCATTGGATAGTGAGACGGTGAATATTGAAGATACAATGACACTTCTTTCTGAATATGTTGATTCCGTTGAATCAGCCAAAGACAAGAATAAATTGAAAACGTTGCTGAAAACCTTATACGTTGAGGCACAGAATCTTGAACTATGATACATTTTAAAACCGTTCGATGGAAAAACTTTCTCTCAACAGGGAATGCATTTACTGAAATAGAACTTAATAGACGCCCCACAACTCTTGTTGTGGGTGAGAATGGTAGTGGCAAAAGTACGATGCTTGATGCCATTTGTTTTGCTTTGTTTGGTAAACCTTATCGTAACATTAATAAGCCACAACTTGTCAACACCATTAATGGCAAGCATTGTTTGGTTGAGATTGAATTTTCTATTGGCGGGAAAAACTATAAAATCAATCGAGGTATCAAGCCTGGTATTTTTGAAATCTGGGTGAATGGTACACTTCTCAATCAAGATGCTGCATCACGGGACTATCAGAAATATCTTGAAGATAACATTTTGAAATTGAATTTTAAATCATTCACACAAATTGTTATTCTGGGTTCAGCATCATTTACTCCCTTCATGCAATTGCCCGCGGCATCTCGGCGTGAGGTGATTGAAGATATTTTGGATATCAAGATATTCACATCCATGAATATTGTGTTGAAGGATAAAATCACAGAGTTGAAGAATAAATTACATGATGTCGAAGGAAAAATTTCTGTGGCGAAGTCAAAGGCTGAAATTCAACAAGAGTATATCAAAACGTTGGAACAAGACCGTGATGCACGAATAGAAGAATTGAACGCTAAGATTCAGGAGGCACTACATGAAATTTCTGAAAAACGTATTTTATGCGATGGTATTGATGCTCGAAGAAATGATTATCTTAATAGCATTGGGGACCTATCTAGTATCACAGAAAATCTCCGAGAAGCTGTTCAACAAATCAATGAATATGAAGTAGGTTCAACAAAACTGGAAAAAGAAATTTCATTCTATCATAACAATGATACATGCCCCAAGTGTAAGCAGGGTATCGGACATGATTTCAAGAATGAAGTAATTCAAGAACATCAAGGCGAACTCTCACAGATTCATGCACACATCAATGCCATTGAGAACACTAAGAAGGAGTTGGAAGTTCGCTTAAAAGAAATTGGTAACGTCAATAAAGAAATTTCAAAGCTCACTGATGAAGTGAACACCATTAAGAATGAAATTAATTCAAGTGAACGATTCATTCAACGTCTAGAGTTGGAAAAGGCGGATGTCTCACAGAAAGTTGGAAACATTGAAGTAGAAAAAATGAAGTTGAAAGATTTGGCAAAAGACACCATGGCGATTGTCAAAGACCGATTAGAACTCAATGAACAATCTGATTATTATGACATCGCCTCAGTCTTATTGAAAGACTCAGGTATTAAAACAAAAATTATTCGTCAATATTTACCTGCGATAAATAAACTTGTGAATAAGTTCTTAACGTCTATGGACTTCTTCGTACAGTTTACTTTAGATGAGAAATTTGATGAAGTTATTAAATCGCGCTATCGGGATGATTTTAGTTATGAAAGCTTTAGTGAAGGCGAGAAACAAAGAATTGACTTGGCGCTTCTTTTTACGTGGCGTACAATCGCCAAGCTCAAGAATTCTGCTAGTACTAATCTCCTTATTCTTGATGAAGTATTTGATAGCAGTTTAGATACAACTGCAACCGAATATGTCATGCAACTATTAAACACGTTGGGTGATGGGACAAATGTATGGGTCATCTCTCATAAAGGCGACCAATTGTTTGATAAGTTCACGCATGTCGTGAAATTTACAAAGAAACAAAACTTTTCTGTTATTGTATAACGAGGACCTATGACTTTGAAACTTGAAGATTTGCAATTAATTCATTTTGCTGACCCACGTATGACCACAAAGCCCCCTGAGTTTGATTTCCAGAAGGATGGCGATATTGCAGAGGAGTTGGCAACGATACTCCATAAGCGAATGTTACAGTTGGGAGGATTAGGATTATCAGCCAATCAAGTGGGCTTACCTTATCGTGTGTTTGTTTTTGGTAATGCCGAACAGCGATATGCCTTATTCAATCCCATTGTGATTGGTGTAAGTAGAGAACAGACCACAATGGAAGAAGGATGTCTGTCATTCCCAGGATTCATGCTGACATTACAGCGCCCATCTGAAGTTACCGTGGAATATCAAGATGTGTCTGGTACAACTCAACGCATGTCATTTAAGAATATTGCTGCCCGTGTGGTGTTACATGAATATGACCACATGGAAGGATTAAACTTCACACATCATGCATCAAACTTTAAGTTGCGTTGGGAACTAAATAAATTAAAGAAAAAGAACAAGAAACTTCAACGCAGGATGAAACATGGCAAGTAATGATTTTGATTTTGGCTTTACATTCACAGACGATGAATTTTCTTCATCCTCCACATCGTCAGGCACACCTCAACCTGCCATTGTTGACCCAGAATTTAAAGATGAACTTTTTCTAAAGATTCAAAAATTAGAGCAACAAATTGAAGCTCTAACTGAAGGTGATACAAATGATTTGATTGAACAGCATAAACAATTACTAACAAAAGAAATACGTGGCAAGTTACAAGAAGTTGAACAATTGATCCTCCCGCTTCTTTACAATCTGCAAAAGAATCCTGACAAGGAATATATTCATTGGCCGAATCGTAAAGACATTATTCAAAAACAAATTGAACGTATTCAACAGGTGACGAGACATTATGGACAAGACTGAAATTATGGCAGGTAATAACATTACCGCTTTTACCGACCGCCCTATCTCAAAGGTGCACAAATTCTATTTGTCGGGAGATATTAAATCACCCGCTGAATATGTACAATGGTTTGAAACCATTAGAAATTCAAGTGAGAACGATGTGATTGTAGTTCACATTAATAGTTATGGTGGCGACTTATTTACGGCAATTCAATTTATGCGTGTATTTGCTGAATCAAAGGCAAATGTTGTGGCATCAGTTGAAGGTGCATGTATGAGTGCTGCTACAATCATTTTCCTTTCTGCCAAGCATTGGGAGATTAGTAATCATTCCATGTTCATGTTTCATAACTATACCAGCGCAACCATTGGCAAGGGCGGCGAAATGTATGACAACATAATTCATGAACGCAAGTGGAGTGAAAAACTTTGGCAGGATATCTACAGTGGGTTTTTAACAGCAAATGAAATTAAATCAATTCTTGATAGCAAAGATATTTGGATGTCAGGTGAAGAGGTTTCGAAGCGGTTACAAGAAAAATTTGCACCGAAATCTCTGAGAACGCCTAAGAAAACCCCTAAAAAAGTCACGAAAACAGTAAAAACCAAGAAGAAATAAGTCTCGTAAGTGCTTATTTTTCAATAACTTACGTCAGGGCTTGACAAACGGCTTATCGGGTGCTAGATTACTAGTATCCGATAAGCCTTCGTGACCTTCAAAGAGGTATACTATGTCGAACGTCCTAGACAACACAAAGTCAACCCTAGGCAAGCTCCTAGCGGCAGAAAATATTCGCATCGAGCATCGGCAGGTTCGAGGCCCCAGCTTCGATGTTAAGAACCGAGTTCTGGTTCTCCCCATCTGGAAGGAAATTGACGCTGACCTGTATGACCTCATGATTGGTCATGAGGTTGGTCATGCTCTCTACACACCTACCGATGGTTGGATGGATCGGGTACAGGAGCACGGAAAGAATTTCAAGGGTATTCTTAATGTTGTTGAGGATGCTCGTATTGAAAAGCTCATGAAGCGTAAGTTTCCGGGTCTGCGGAAGCCCATGTATAATGGATACACCCAGCTTGTGGAGCGCGGGTTCTTCGGTGTCGGTCTGGATGATATGAAGCATCTCCCGTTTGCTGACCGTGTGAACGTGCATTTCAAGCTCGGTCCTCGCGCAGGTATTACATTTACGGATGCTGAGCAAAATCTTGTTTCTCGTATTGAGAATGCCGAGACATGGGATGAGGTGATGTCCTTGTCTGAGGAGCTGTTTGCGGCAGCGGATGGGGAGTTCAATGATATTTCCGATGACATTTTCGACAACCTCGATGCTCTGTCTGACGCCATTGACAACATGGATGAAGGCGGCGAGGGCGAGGGCACGGGCGAAGGGTATGGTGAATATTCCAGCGATACTCCAGGTAGTGGCAAGACGCTGCAGGATGTTATAGACCAGCTTCGCGCCGCAGGTAAGGATAATGCTGCCGACAAGCTGGAACGCATGTCCAAGAGCAATGCCTATCGTAGGATGATGACGGAATGGGCTGAGAATCAGGAAATGGGATCCATCACTGACGAGGCTCTTGAGGCTAATCAGGAAAAGCTCATTGATGAGGATGCCTATCCTAATACATATATTTTCTGGCCTGAATTGAATCACAAGGATTATGTAATCCCTGCCCGTGTGGTGCATCAGCAGATGCGGTCTGAATACAAGCCGGAATATTTGGCGAAGGAGAATGACCTATACAACACCTTCATGAGCACCAATCGTAATTACATTAAGTATTTGGTTAAGGAGTTTGAGCTAAAGCGAAATGCCAAGCAGTTCGCCAAGGCGCGTGTTAGCAAGACGGGTAAGCTGAACACGGAAAAACTTTGGCGCTATCAGATTTCAGAGGATCTGTTCCTACAGTCAACCGAAATTCCCAATGGGAAGAATCATGGAATGCTTATGGTTATTGATTTGTCAAGTTCCATGACTGAAAACATGGCAGGTACCATTGAGCAAATCATTAATCTTTCCATGTTTTGCCGAAAGGTGAATATCCCCTTCGATGTGTATGGGTTCATTGACACCTCAGCTGAAAAGGATTTCATGTTGTCGGGTATTACACGCTCTGAGAGCAAGCATCCAATTTTCGGTACGATGTATCGCACATGTCCTAACGACAATCGTGACCGATCCATTCAAATTAACAATGTTGATTTTCGCTTGAAGCAGTTGCTCCATTATAACATGGGTGCTGCAGAATTTAACGTGTCGGTGAAAAATCTTCTTCTCTTGGCTAACGCCTATAAGCGTTCGGCAAACTATTACTATTATTCTTCAAGCTCCCACCATGTCCCCCCTTCGATGCATTTGGGTGGGACTCCATTGAACGACGCTGTTTTGGTTCTTCGCTCGCTTGCTGAGGAATTCAAGAAAAACACCCGTGTGGAAATTCTAAACACGGTACTGCTTACTGACGGTGAAGCATCATATGGATTGGCGTTCAAGGATGGTGAGCAGATGGGTAACGCCGGTGGAATGTACCGGGGTCGGATTGTGATTGAGGATCGCAAGACAAAGAAGCAGGTCATGGTGTCGAAGTGTGGTAACATCACGTTGGCACTTCTTGAAATGTATCGGCAGCATACAGGTTCGCGGGTGGTGGGTTTCTATCTGATGTCAGGTCGCAACTATCGCAGTCAGGTGATGGGAACCTTGACGCGAAATAATCCTGAATTCAATCAGGAAGTGTTCGATAAGCAGTATGCCGATGAATTCGCAAAGTACAAGTATTTCGGTATGAAGCTCGCCGGGTATGATGTATACTACATGGTGCCAGGTGATGAACTAGAAGTTGAAGATGTGGATATGGATACAGTCCTCAAGAGCTACAAGGATGGCTCAAAGAAGGGGTCTCTGCTCAAGGCATTTAAGAAAATGCAAAATACGAAAATGATTTCGCGTGTATTCTTAAATAGGTTCATTGAACAGATGGCGTAATACTGTGAAGCCCTACGTAAGTTGTTGAAAAATAAGCACTTACGTAGGGCTTGACAGACGAGAGAAATGGTGTTATATTTATAGTATAATCTGAGATGTACACTTCATCATTCAAGCACACAGGAGTAAACATGACCCGACTCATTGATGCCCTTCGCGCTACTGGTAAGACCGAGTTTTCTCGTCCTGATGTTCTCACGGTCGCCCGTGAGGTGGGTGAAAGTCCCAATGTGTTTTTGAATGACCCAGCATACAAGGTTCGGCGCGGCGTCTATGCCATCACGCCTACAAGCACTTCAAATTATACGCCTATTCAGGCAGAGGCACCTATTGTGAGTAATGCATCTACAATGTATCTATCGCAGCCGAAGCTCAAGATTGAGGTGGACAACCTTGTACCAAACAAGGATAGCACCTATGTACCTTTCGGGTTTCATAAGGATCTCATGACCATCCTCGCCTCCAAGCAATTCTATCCCGTGTTCATTACAGGATTGTCTGGTAATGGTAAGACCACCATGGTGGAGCAGGTGTGTGCCGCATTGAAGCGTGAGTGTATCCGTGTCAACGTCACCATTGAAACTGACGAGGATGACCTCATTGGAGGCAATACTCTTGTGGATGGCAACGTGGTGTATCGTGAAGGTCCCGTGACCATTGGGATGAAGCGCGGCGCTGTGGTCATTCTGGACGAGAGCGACCGCGGCAGTAACAAGCTGATGTGCCTACAGGCAATCCTTGAAGGAAAGCCGTATTTCAATAAAAAGACGGGCGAGATTATTCACCCTGCCCCAGGTTTCAATATCGTGGCAACGGGTAACACCAAGGGTCAGGGTTCTGACGATGGTAAGTACATGTCCGCACAGATTCTGGACGATGCACTCCTCGAGCGTTTCGCTGTGACCATCGAACAGGAGTATCCTAACTCCCGGGTGGAGAAGAAGATTATCATGAAGAAGATGGAGCGTGTGGAAAAGGTGGATGAGGATTTTGCCGACAAGCTGGTGGCATGGGCAGAAATCATTCGTAAGACGTTCATGGAGGGTGCTGTGGATGAACTCATCTCCACGCGGCGTCTGGAGCATATCGTGAACGCCTACGCTATGTTTGGTGACCGTCTCAAGGCAATCAATCTCTGTATTGCTCGATTCAATTCTGAGACCAAGGCGAGCTTTCTCGACCTCTATACAAAGGTGGATGCAGGTGTCACGATGACCCCAGCCGAACAGGCTGAGGGGTATCCCGATGACATTCCCTTCTAATAGGTGATATATGGAAAACCCAATGGTGAATTATTCTAAAATCATCGCTGAAACAAATAGTAAAATGTATAATGTTCGGGATGAATATAAGAATAATAGTGTTGAAGAAAACATTGCCATTTGCAATAAGGAACACTTGAAGTTCTCGGTGGGGTGTATTAACATTACAGGAGAACTCAACATTGGGATGATGATTCGGTCAGCGTGTCTATTGGGTGCAGAGAATTTCTATATCTTTGGGCGTAATAAGTTTGACAGACGCAGCACAGTTGGTGCTGAGAATTATATTAACATCGTTCAATATAGTTATGACGACCCGATACACGCCGACGCCGAAATCAATGAACGATTGGAATATATGTTGAAGTGGAACACTGTGGTGTTGTGTGAACAGGGCGGCGATGAAATTGGATCACGAAAAATGGCGTTGAAATATTCGGAAGAAATAATAAATCCGTTGTTCGTATTCGGTTCAGAGAGTCATGGTATTCCTCCGCTAATAACTACTAATGAACACTTTTATAAAGTGAGTATTCCTCAACGTGGAGTCCTTCGTTCGTTTAACGTGAGTGCTGCCATGAATATCATTGTGTGGGATTACATCAAGGAGATGCATCTATGATTACCGCTATCAAATTCTGGATTGCAAAAGTCCTGGCTGACATGATTATGTTCGTGGCAATTTTTGGTGTGCTTTTTCTATTTTATGCTATTATGATGGCGTGGGTTAAATGGGACGTTTATCGGATACGGAAAACTTTGAAGAAACTATGAAATTGACAAAACTTAAAGAAGCGGGTGTACTATTTTTAATTCAGCTCTTGAATTATTCCATATGGTGTATTAACTTTCGTGCAGTTGCCGATACACATTATCATACCGCAGCAGCCAGTGATTTTATGCTCGCGTCTATACAATTTTTTGTGATTCGAAAAATTGCTCAGGGTCAAGATAAGTGGCATCAATGGTTAGGATATGCCTTGGGTAGTGTGGGTGGTAGTTACTTAGGTATTTGGATTTCTGCAACATTCTTTAATGGTTAATATGAACTTGACAAAGGACGAACTACTTGTTATGTTAAAGAAGGCCTATTTACGAGGCATTTGGGAACATACAAACCAAAAAGTAATATCGCGTATTAATATGAAGGATCCACACCGGATGTTAAATATTCCGGATTCTGTTGTTGAAGATTTAATTGAGGAGAAATAATTATGGCTAAGGCAGCATCACCGAGGTATCCCACGTTTGTTGTGTATGAAGGATATGACAGGGCTCTTGCTCTAGAGTCAGTGGGAAAGGGTTGGGCATCACTCATCAATGAAGTATTTGATTTCATTGAACAGCAAAAGATTACGAACATTCGTATCATCCAAGTGAAGGAGAAGTGGGGCGGACTTCGCATCTACACCGACCTGATTCATGATGTTTTGGATGAAAAAATTCGTGACGCTGAACGGCGTAGCTTTACAATTTGTGAAGTCTCAGGTGCACCGGGCAAGCTCCGTAACTGCAATGGATGGTATCGCACGTTGTCTGATGCTGAAGGTGGACAATATCCTGTGGTACAGGCATAATGCAGACAACCATTCCCGCTACAAAAATATCAGGAACGGTGAAGATGCTCAATTATCGCTATTCTGAGGATAGAATCCTTCAGGAAATTCAGGCGTACATTAATAAGACCTATACCCAACATTATTCACGAAACAAGTTTCAAGCATCTGAATTCATTTTTGATAATGGTCACGGTGTTGGGTTTACTGTAGGTAACATCATGAAGTATGCTCAACGATATGGAAAAAAGAATGGACATAATCGTGATGACATCTTGAAAATCATTCACTACGCTATTATGTTACTATACGTACATGACACTTACATTGAGGAGAAACAACATGAAGATTAGTTCCAAGACGGTATCACTGCTACAGAGTTTCGCACAGATTAGTCCTAACCTTCTAGTGAAGGCGGGTAATAAGTTGGCAACTCGTAATGCAGTAAATAGTATTCAGGCACGGGCTGTTGTCGAGGAAACGTTTCCTCAGCAGTTCGCTATTTACGATTTGACACAGCTTCTAACACTTCTTTCAATGTCACAGACACCAGACATTGAGTTTCATGAGAAGCATCTGGTCATTCAACATGGTGATGGGCGTAATCATTCATTCAAGTTTGCAGATGAGAGTCTTGTAGCAGCTCCGTCTGATAATCCTCCGCAGCTTGAACACTTGTACTCCTTTAAGCTCACGGCATCTGACATTAACATGATTGTCAAGACGGCTTCGGTTGTATCTGCCACAATGATGAACATCGTATCAAAGAATGGTAAGGTGACATTGTTTGTGAATGATCCGAAGAATTCTACATCACATTCATTCACGCAACCTTTGGGTGACAGTGATGTGTCGTTTGATGTCAAGATGGCAATTGATACATTCAAGATTGTTCCTGGTGAGTATAAGGTGCATGTATCACACGCCATCGCCAAGGCAGGTAAGGTATTGGTATTTTTCTTTGAATCTACAACTTCTGAACTAACATATTTGATTGCAGCCGACACTACATCAAAGGTGTAATATATTATGGAAGCAAATCGTGAGCAGTTTCTTTGGGTTGAAAAGTATCGTCCGCGGAAAATTTCTGATTGTATTCTTCCGCAGACATTGAAGAACACGTTCCAAGAGTTTGTGGATAAGGATAATATTCCTAACATGCTCTTGGCGGGTACAGCAGGGACAGGTAAGACCACGATAGCCCGGGCTTTGTGTGAAGAATTAGGATGTGAGTATATTATTATCAACGGATCTGAGGAATCAGGTATTGATGTACTCAGAACCAAGATTAAAGATTTTGCCAGTACAGTTTCTTTGGCTGGTAAAACAAAGGTCGTGATTCTTGATGAGGCAGATTATTTAAATCCTAATTCCACACAACCCGCACTTCGTGGTTTCATTGAGGAGTTTAGTAAGAATTGTCGGTTCATTTTCACTTGTAATTACAAAAATAGAATTATTCCTCCACTACACAGTAGAACCACCGTGGTGGATTTCAAACTCTCAAAGGATGATAAGCCTGCCATGGCGGCGAAATTCTTTAAGAGAGTATCAGACATCTTGAAGGAAGAACAAGTCACGTTTGATCCGAAAGCTGTTGCTGAGGTGTTAAATAAGCACTTCCCTGATTATCGGCGTGTATTAAATGAGTTGCAACGATATGCCTCATCGGGTAATATTGATGCAGGTATTCTCACGAACATCAGTGATGCAAACATGAAGGAACTTCTCACGGCTCTCCGTGAAAAGGATTTCAAGAAGATGCGCGGTTGGGTTGTGAACAACATGGACAACGATCCGAACATGCTCTTTCGAAAGTTGTATGATACGTTACTCACTGAGGTGGTTCAAGTTCCTCAGTTGGTATTGCTATTGGCTGATTATCAATACAAGGCGGCGTTCGTTGCCGATGCTGAAATTAATCTAGTAGCATGTCTGACAGAAATCATGGCAGCATGTGAGATGAAGTAATAGGAGAATACTATGAATCTTATTCCCAGTTCTTATTCGACATTTGTGACTGACCATGAAAAAGGACAAATCACACAACTAATGGCTAAGACATATTTCATTTATCGAGGTTGGGAGACATCAACTCCTGAGAATCCATCCTCTCCATATGATTTATTGATTCGTCATCCCCGAACAGGAAAGTCTTTACTGGTACAAGTAAAGTCATTAACTAGTAAAAATAGAAGTGTTGAAACATATGCTAAAGGAAATGGTAGGGACAAGGGCTCAAAAAGAAAAAAGACAGATTATGCCAAATGTGGTATTGATTTTCTTCTTGGGGTTGATGTTGACACTTCAAATGTCTATCTGTATCCGTTAGATTTCTATCGGGGAAAGAGTACTATCAATGTAGATAAAAATCCTTCGTTTGATGTTGAATTCATCACAGAACGAGGATATAGAAACTTTAAGATGCACGAAGAAATTTCCACATTAGACCTACTGGCACATGATAAATCTTGATGGCGAAGAAATCGTAGAAGAAAAAATTGAGGAATATAAAACTCCGAAAATTAGTCCTTTCGATTTTGTGAATGCCATTCATTACTCTAAGGATGCACTCATTGTGGATGAGTGGAGTGAGAAGCAGTATAATCCCTATCTTGTAAACAAGAGTTTAAGTTTCGGGGCAGACACAGTAATTGCTGCCAATGAAATGAATAGTCGTCCCCATCTGGAGAAACGCCTCCAGTTTGATTTTCTTATAAATATAGTGAGACCTCGAAAGAGATTCAACAAGTGGTTGAAGGCTGAAAAAGTCGAAGATATTGATGTGGTTAAACAGTATTATAAATACAATACTGAGAAAGCATTTCAGGCTCTTGCTCTTTTAACGCCAGAACAAATTCTCACAATTAAAGAAAAATTGAACACAGGTGGATTGACAAATGGCGCATGATTTAATAAATATACCCGCAATTCCTGGGTATGAACCATTAGAAGTTAAATTGGTGAATCCGGATGACTTCTTGAAGGTTCGTGAAACATTAACACGTATTGGTGTTGCCTCACGAAAGGATCAAACACTATACCAAAGCTGTCACATCTTACATAAGCAAGGCAGATATTTCATTGTTCACTTTAAGGAACTTTTTGCCCTTGACGGTAAGCATGCTGATTTATCAGATAACGATTTACACAGACGTAATACAGTTGCTCATCTTCTTGAAGATTGGGGATTGGTTGACATTGTGAACCCAGACCTATGTGAAGATACCGCACCGTTATCACAAATCAAAGTACTTGCATTTGGTGAAAAGAACAATTGGAATTTAGTAGCAAAATATAATATTGGAAAAAAGAAATAAGACTTGACTGTAGGGGTGTTAGGAGTTAACTTAACCTTAGATACGCCGAAAGGGTATCACTAACACATTCGCTCAAAGGAGGAATTATGACACGTACCTTTACTTTTAACTCTGCTTCTCTTAATACACCATGGGCTATTGGCTTTGATAGTCTATGGGACCGTTTTCATACCATTGAATCGGTTAATAGTGCAAGCAATTATCCCCCATACAACATCGTTAAGCATGATGCTGAGCATTGGAGCATCGAACTTGCCGTGGCAGGTTTCAAGCGGAATGAACTTGATGTTGAATTGGCTGAGGGAGTTCTTACCATTTCAGCAAAGACAGAAACTTCAGAAA